CAATTGTGGGGGCAATCAGGGTCTCTAATGAATGGTTGATAGATTAGGACAAAGCGATGCCAATAAACGACTCAAATTATAATTTGTTTATGACAGATGGGGAAAAGACCTCCAAGTTTAGGTTTGAGGACTTCCCTGCTGAAGCATGGCACACAGTTACAGGAACAGATGAGGGGGGGGGTGTCCTAAAGAAATTATATTCATCTGTCCCTTGGCTTTTCCGTGGGGTTGACATCCGGGCAAAAGCTCTGGCAAAGGTCCCTTTCACAATAACAAAAGGGGAAACGGTTATTGATACCAGTGAAGATTATAAAAACGCTGTAGGCTTCTGGCCTAAACCTGATGAAACCCTAGAGCTGCTTGAAGCAAGTTTGACCCTAATGGGTAGGGCATATTTACTGAAAGCTGAGAATCAATTTGGGTTCCTGAAGCTATTAAGATACCTAGCCCCTACCACAATATCCCCCAAAATAGACAAAGATGAAGGGCTGTTGCATTTTGAAAGACGGATAGGGGGAACACCAAGAAGGCTGGAATTAGAAGAAGTTGCCTGGTTTTGGGGAAGGGATGCATTCACAGAGATCGGCCCCCCGGATACCTCACCTGCCAAAACAGCGATTAGGGCAGCTGGTGTATTGTTCAATGTCGATTCGTTTGTAGATGCATTCTTTAAACGGGGAGCGATCAAGGCAATGTTATTGGCAGTACCCAAGGGGACAGCTAAAGGCGAAAGACAGAAATTAAAAGCATGGTATAGAAAATTATTTGAAGGCATAAGCAAAGCTTGGGCTACAGCTGTTGTATCTGAAAAGATTGTAGCCACTACAATTGGGGAAGGTATTCAGGAATTATCGAATACAACCTTGACCAAAGAGAAACGGCAGGATATTACAGTAGCCCTGGGTGTCCCTGCCAATATCCTATTCTCAGATGATGCCAATTTCGCAACGGCCAAACAAGAAGATTTTAGACTCTACGATCAAACATTGCTTACTGAAATAAAGATCATTGAAACTAACCTGAATTTGCATGTATTCCATCCTCAAGGATTCTCAATAAAATTCCACCCCCAGACATTGCAGATATTCCAAGAGGAAGAAGTCAATCGGTCAGCAGCCCTTGTGAACCTGGTCAGATCAAATGTACCTTTAATCCCTGGAATGAAAATACTGGGGTATGATCTCCCCCCTGAAATGGATTGGGAAGATCTTGCGAAATTGATTTTGGAAGATATGGAATTGAAGGCTTCTTTGAGAATCCCAGCTGGGAACTTTGCAACAGATAATCCCCCCAATACTGCCCCTTCTACGCAGAGAACAACTCAGTCCAAGGCGCTAGACACATATAAAAGCCATGCAATCAAACGGTTTAGGGATGGCAAAAAGATCAAGGGAACAAAGAATGCCCCATCTTTTGATGCTGGGCAAGACATACCTAAAACTTTATTGGCAGCTGTGGGTGGAGCATTGAATAGGGCTAAGTCAATTAAAGACATAAATCGCATATTTGCAGATGCTCAGAAATCGGAAAAAATGCATAATATAACTTGGGAGGATTATCCATGATTACATTTAAAGGGCATCCAGTAAAAGTAATTTATGATTTGATCGGGGATCATAATCTTGTGGGTATACAATTTGGAAAGAGTTTGAGAACTATTGTTACCTTAGAAGTGCTCCCCTATTATCTATTGTATTTAAAGATTTACGAAACAGAACCAAGAACCAGAAAATTGGAGAACTGACAATGGACAGCTTAACTTTTAGAGGACAACCGGTGGTATTACGTTATCATCTTAATTGGGATAATAATAATGTAGGTGTGCGATTTGAAAGTGGGAAAAGGCATATTGTCCCCTTGTTGTTTTTGAAGCCATACCTATTGTTATTAAAAACACTAGATAAGATTTGGAGAATTAAAAATGAACCCAGTAACAAGAGTTAAAACATCAACAGTATTAGAGCTTGTAGGGAAAGACGAAGAAGTCAATACCAGTGATTGGGGTGAAGAAATATCCTTTACTTTGAGGCCAGAAGATGTCAGTGGGGAGATATTGGGTATTAATTTGATTGGTCGTTTGGATGATGCAACTGGGGGCACAGGTACAATTCCGGTTCCTGCTGGAAAGCTATTCTTCTTTGATGCTGACCCTGGGTTAGCTGCAGGGGATACGGAGCTTGCAAGTGGAATTCATGACAGCATGATCGGTGAAGTAGTTGTGGCTGCCAGTGATTGGTATTCAGATGCCAAGGCTGCTATGGCTTTCTTTGATAATCCCATTGCTTTCTACACATTGAAAACCCTTTATATGGCCTGGTTTCATACCGATGCCACGGATATTAACGATGCCACAGGTGATAATGAAATTTTAGAAATGGCATTTCGATATCGGGCTGAGGACAAAGATTAAATGAGGGCTCCACTTCTAAGCAGGTCACATAGGAGAAGAAGGCGAATCCAGTTTCCTATAGAAATATTCTTTGATGGGGATGCCCAAGAATTCTTTATTGGTGGCTGGTCTGAGGTAGGGGGAAATGTTCTGAATGATCAGATTGTGCTGGGGAGTGAATTAATTGTTAATGGCGATTTTTCTGCGTGGACTAGCGATGATCCGGATAATTGGACTGTGGGGGGAGAGGTTGCCAATGATCCTGAAGTATCGGAGGCAGCAACGGGTGAATCACATGCAGACACACCAACCTTGGGTGGTGAATTGGCAAATCTATATACAACCGTAGACCAAATTAGAATACAACAAGATACGATTACAATAGGACAATGGAATACAATTTCTTTGGTTGTGGACACTGTGGCTGCGGGATCTATTAGATTAAATGATGCTATTAGCAATCTTAAAACAGGAATTGTGGCTAGTGTTTCTGGATTTATTTGGCGAGCAGCAACGGTGACAATTAGGATTAGGGATTTTGGAGTTACTTGTGATGTGACGATTGATGATGTAACTGTAAAACAACTCACGTTTACATCTCTTCTAAATATTCTTAAACCGCAATTTGGTTTATCGGATGGTTTTTTCGTTGATGTTCATATAAATGCAGTCACGGCAGAAACACAAGTTGGGGCTATCTGGAACTATGATGGGTCAAGCAATTTTGGAATGGCCTACATGGATGGGACTGATCTTATCGTAGATAAAAACGTGAATGGAACATACTCCAATCTTGCAAGTGTAGGCCAAGCTGTCACCCCTGATCAAATCCTACGCATCGAAAACCCAGCAGGAACAAATGTTCTGGACATTTTATATAATGGCGTTTCCAAGGCTACCCCCACCATCGCAGATGCAAGCGTAATAGGCAATCCAGGGATTGCACTATTTTCAACAGAAGCCAATAATGCTATATCGAAAGTGGTGATAGGGAAATTGTAATGGCTGTAGTAAGGTTCAAGCTTCCGTTTGGAAAGATGCCATCCCAATTCAATGATAAAGAGATTGAACAATGGCAAGATTATTGTGCTGTGACCGATGTAAATTCTGATAAGCCAGATGATATTGTGTTGATCGATTTGAATCTAACTGGCCTTACCAAAACCAATGCTGTCAAAGTTGCTGGAGTTTCAGAAGCCACTAAGTTTGATATGGAAGATATGGAAGTAGACGTTTATTCAAAACGAGGCTTACCAGCTTTCGAGCCATCTGCAGCACAAAAATTATGACCATCACCAGGGTAAGTTTATCCGGGGACCAAGACCTGGATGAAGAAGATAAGAACCAGGGGGAAGAAGATATTGCCGCATTTTTCGGTGAACAGTTTGAAGCTCAGTTTGATGCGATCATTGATGAACTAAATACCGAAGAACCTGAGCCTTTGCCTAATTCATTCTGGCTAGAATGGGGGGCTGTATTCTCTGCTTTTCTAATCCCGGAGTTTACTAGCTTTCAACTGACCTCAGCAGAAACAGCCATGAAGGATTTGGCTATCGGGGTAGATTGGGATTTGGTTGTAGATAATGCTGCCAACTTCTCAGATACCCACGTGTTCAGCCTGGTCACAGATATTAATAATGCTAGTCAAAGACATCTTCAAAAATCACTGACCACTTTTTTCAATACTCCTAAAGAGCTACGAAGCATAGAAGATTTGACTGCCAATATTGCCACAAGGTTTGGGGCAACCAGGGCAGAGAACATTGCGATCACAGAAACAACCAGGGCATTTGAGAGAGGGAAGGACATTTATCGTGATGAGTTGGCTAGACTTGGGATAAAAACTGACCCCCGTTGGCACACTATGCAAGATGAAAGAGTGTGTATAATATGCGAACCGAATGATGGTCTTTTGAAAAGTGAGGGTTGGACTGCCGATGGAATCCCTGCCCATCCCAGGGATCGGTGCTGGACAACTATTGAGGTGGTGGAGAGTAGGTAATGGTAACAACTGATATTGAAGAGGCATTAATTATGCTGAGAAAAATAGACCCACCTACGGGAGAAGAAATTTGGTATTATATTACAGAGGATGGGCGCTGGTTATGTACACAAAATCCAGATCACCATGAAGAGTTATGTGAGATATTTGAAGTGGTGGAGGGCTGATTATGGTAACAGCTGATATTTTAATTGAAGGGATAGTTGAATTTAGGCGGCATTTATTAGCTCAGATCGCTGCGTGTGATAAGGCACTTGACCGGTTAGCCATGTTGAAGGATGTAGGGGGCAAGATGCCAGTGGATGAAGATGGGCTTAGAAAGGCAGCCGAGGAATTAGAGATACAAAAGGGTATTAATGGATCGCTTTATGAAATAAACCCCAATACATGCGATCACAAATTTGTAACTGGCAAGTGTGAAAAGTGTGGCGTATTTGAGGAGTTCGCTGAAAAGAAGGACGAAGATATTGAATGAACTTGTAGCACTTTTCATGATTGTGTTAACGATAGTGCTAGTGAATGTACTTGTGTTTGTGTTCAGTTACGTCTATAATAAATATATCAAGAACTAGTGAAAGGGTAGTAAAATGGGTAAAGAGAAAGGGCAGATGCTTGAATTTATTGAAGACTTTATAAAGTGGGCATGGGAGAATGAACGCAGAAAGGTTTGTTTTCTTGTGATGCTTATTTACGGTTTGCTAATTATTTGCATTGTTAGCATGTTCAAAATAGGCGAGGGAATTTGAAGAAATTAATCGGTTGTTTTTTTGTCTGTGTCGGTCTTTTCACTTCATTGATTTGTATCGTCTATACTGCCCAAAATTTACACATCGAAAGAAAAGCATCTGGTCATCTAATTTGGGATAGGATAATAGTTTGTGATCCGGATGCAACTTGTTACCATGAACTAGGACATGCAAAAGATGTAAAGCTAGGCTATCCCAGTCACTCTCCAGAGTTCAAGAAAGCAGTTGATGAATACTTGGAATGGTGTAAAAAGGGGAAGAAATACTGGCCGACAGAATGTGAACATCTTGAAAACTTCCCTGGAATAAATGGAAATAGGTTAAGGTATGGAGTATGGGGGGGATATTTCGAATTGTATGCTGACCTTTTCATGCTTGATGTTTGGAAAGATTTGTGTGTTCCTGAGAATATAAAAGGTTTATTTAATATCCATTGGAGAGAAAAATGACATCCCCTAAAATTCTATTCATAGGCGGAACACACTACAGACATTTATACTATGCTGACCAGATAAATAAAAAATATCCGTTGGCTGGATCTGTGTTGCAGGTTAGGAAGGGGATGAAACCGGTGATGCCAGAATCCGGGAAACATAGAGATAGAAAGCTACTTTATTATTGGACTAAACATTTTGAAAACAGAGTTGAAGCCGAACAGTCTTATTTTGGTCAACCGACAAGTTTAATCACCAATGAGATAAAGTCACATGATGATTTAAATAGCAAAGGAGTTATTTCATTCGTCAAAGAAATCAACCCCGACATAGCCCTAATCTTTGGCTGTGGAATGATAAAAGGTGAATTGGCTGAAGCACTCCCAGAACTCACAATCAATCTTCACCTTGGCCTTTCCCCCAGATACCGTGGAGCAGCAACATTGTTCTGGCCTTTCTATTTTTTAGAACCACAATGGGCGGGTTGTACATTTCATAAGATAGTGGATGAACCAGATGCTGGGGACATCCTTCACCAATGTGTGCCAGAGCTTGAGCGGGGAGATAAGATTCATGATGTAGCTTGCAAGGCTGTGATGAAGGCTACTGAGGATATGATTAAATTATTGAATAGGTATTGTCTTGGTTATGGTTTATCCCCGGATAAACAGCATTTCACAACAGGCTGGCGTTTTTCTCCCCAATCCACCACCGGCAAGAACTTCCTGTCCCGAGACTTCCAACCCCCCCACCTACGCATGATCTATGAAACCTATAATGATGATATCGTTGACCAGTACCTGGATGGGAATTTGAAACAGCATAAGCCCAAGTTGGTGAGGCAGTTTTGATGGATACTATATTTTTCGTGCTTGGATTTGTATTCTTGGTGGCAAGCGGGATTGTTTTTGAGAAGGCATATCAGTTGTGGAAGGAAGTAAAAGAACTTCATGCCGAATGTAAAAAACTATGGGAAGATTTACAAAAGGAAAGAAGAAAAGTCAATGGTGATGATGTAAACGAAGCCTTTGGGAGGTTGCAATTAAATCAAAAGTAATGTAATATATAAACGCATTGACCAGGTTCCTTCCAAATAAGCCCCCTGGCGATAAGAGGATTTCCTCAATTTGAGCCCATCCTGATAGTAAAAGGATGGGTTCTTTTGTCCAAAAAGAAAAAGAAATTAAATACTAAGCAGGATGAAGAATCTCTCGAAGAGCGGATGAATGATGTATCCGATGCTTTTCGAGCTGAGCACGAAACCAAAGATATTTTTATTTGGGTAGCCCAGACATTTGAAGATCACGTGATCATCGAAGAGTCTGGGTCAATGTTTAAGGTCGGCTTTGTAGAAGAAGATGGCGATTTCATATTTGATGGCAGATCGGAATGGGTGGAAGTAGAAAAGAAAGTTGAATTCATAGAAAAATCAGCGAGAGCATTTATCAAGCAGACCGGTATCAATGCTCTTAAATCCCTGTCCAAGACAGAAGAGAATTTGGTTGTGGGAAATTATATTGTCCTGTTTGGTGATGAAAAAACCAGGGACCTGGAAGACGAATGGTTCACCAAGAACACTCAGCTTGAATCATCCTACACTCAGACAGGAACACTTTATGTAGATTGGGAACATGGTCATGGAAAAGAGATATATGGGGTTGGACCTGACAAAGATGATGTTATGGGGATTGTGAATTGGGATACTATGAAAATGGATGACATGGGGATATGGGTGGAAAGAGTATTGGATCTTAGAAATAAATATATGGCTTTTATTGAACCGCTTATAGAAGAAAAATTGATTGGGACATCTTCCTTGTCGGTTGCTGGTGGTGCAAAAGTAAAGAAATCAGGGGAAATTGAGATATGGCCATTGAAACGGGACACTTTAACTGTGATCCCGGCTGAACCCCGTATGATGAGCGATAACGCTATCGCTTCTCTCAAATCGTTAGTAGAGGCTTTCCCACAGCTTAAGGCAAATTTGCCAAGTGGATCAGGTGATGATCCAGATGCAACTGCGAAGCCAGAAGAAAAGCCCCCAGATAAAACAAAAAGTTTGGAGGTTATAAAAATGAATAAAGAAGAACTCCTGGAATTCTTTGCTGAAAAGAGTAATCTTAAAGTAGAGGACTTGACGGAAAAACAAAAGTACACAGCCTGGGCTGGTACTGAATTTGAGATCGAAATGCCGGTCACTCTTGACGATCGATTTTCATCCCTTCAAAAAAGCCTTGACGAAAAATTCGGGAAGATCGATGAAGTCTTAAAATTCATGCAAGATGCACCAGCTCTTGAAAAGGCTGGCTATATGTCGAATATGGGTGGCAAGGCAGATCCGAATGCTTATTCCTTTGGGGATTTCTTGCTGGCTGTTGTGCGAAAGGATGCTGTGAGACTTGAAAAGATTTACAAGTCCGTCTGGCTTCCAGGTGAGGATGAGGAAGATGGGGAAAAGGCCGATATGTCGCATTTGACCGGTTCAACTGGTGGGTTCTTAATCCCCCCTGAGTTCGAGAATCGATTGCTTCAAATGTCTATTGAGATGTCACCCTTGACCCAAATGGTCACTGTTCTCCCGGTTGCATCTAATAGAGGATCTCTCCCCGTGTTAGACCAGTCCACAGCCCCCACAGCAGGACAGGGTGATGTTGCTTGGACTGCCACAGTTACTGCTGGGGTAGGGCCGGAGAATACGGCATTGAGCGAAACCAATCCCCTGTTTGCACAGGTTAACTGGAATATCCATAAAGTTGGTGGAATCACCCAAGCCCCGAATGAGTTAGTTGAAGACGCACCTTTGTCAATCGAATTGATTTTGTCCGCTTTGTTTGCGACAACCATCAATAGCAGGCGGGAATTTTTGATCTTGAATGGGACAGGGGCTGGGGAAGCCAGGGGTATTCTTCAGTCTGGTGCGCTGATTGCAGTCACTACAATTGGGAATAATGTTTTTGCTTTAGGAGACGCATTGGCCATGTTGTCCAGGTTCAAGCCTTGGCTTTCACCTGGAATTTGGGTAGCACATCCTGGTGTTATCCCAGATATTGGGATCCTGCAGGTTGGTAGCAGTCAAGGGACATGGATGAAAGACCCAAAGACTGATGTAGTGATTGGTCAGCCACTACTTGGGAAACCGATTATCTATTCTGAGCATTTGCCCCAGGATGATAATTCAGGCGATGTGCTTCTGATCGATCCTAAAGCCTACTTGCTATTCCAGAAGCGTGGAATGAAGATTGATTTCTCTGAACACGTTGCCTTCAAAGAAGATCAGGGAACTTGGCGTTTCACAGATCGAATGGATGGCCAGCCCTGGGTTTCTGGGGCCGTTACTTTGGCAGATCCGAATGGGTCTTTCACAGTTTCCCCCTATGTCAAGCACCACGATTAATCGGAGGTATAAATAAAATGAGCGCAAGACCTTCTGAAAAAGTTGCCGTAGTTGGTACAGTTGACCCTGATGCTAATGCTACTGGTGCCTT